TGAACAAAATACAGAAAGCAACGAAGCACAAGGTGAGAACAGAGAAACGCAGATAGAGATAAACAAGTTGATGGGCATGACCCATTCCATGTTTAAAAACATAATTGCGTTGAACACATACACGCAACCGTTTTTATCAACCAAAGCAAACGAACAAAGAGAAATCATTGAACAGTTGCTTGGTATAACACTACTCTCACAAAAAGCAGATCTACTAAAAGAAAAACAAAAAGCAACCAAACAAATACTTACTGAAGAAAAATTAAAGATAGATGCCAAGGAAGCGTCAAATGAAAAGATAAAAGAATCTATCGAGAGTTTGAAAATAAGATCAAGTGCATGGCAAACACAAAAGGAAGAAGACTCAAAAAGTTTTGCAGAAGCAATAGCGGAACTGGAAAAAGTGGATATCAAAAAAGAACTGGATGCACACAAACGTCTGCAGAAGCACAACGAAAACTATATTAAGTTATTAAGTTTACAGAAAGAAAAAGCATATCACGAGGACTCGTACACAAAGGCAAAAAACACAGTGGAGAAAACTGAGAGTGACTTGGAATATGCCGCACAACAAAAATGTCCAACATGTGAACAGGAATTGTTGGACGACAAGCACACACATCTTGTAGACAAACTTAAAGCAACACTGACCGAATCCAAAGAATACAGTTCAAAACTTGAAAGTGATCTTGCAAAAATACAACAGGGCATAGACGAAATAGGCGACTTAGGTGTTACACCAGACACGTATTACGACACAATGGACGAAGCATATAACCACAAGGGATCATTGAAGGATCTAAATCGTCAACTAGAACAGAATGAAAAGAAACATGATCCATATGCAGAACAGGTAGAAGAACTTACGAAAACGGCCATACAAAAAATTGATTTTGAGAAAGCAAATGAATTGGAGGACTTACATAGGCACCAAGAGTTTTTATACAAATTGCTGACGGCAAAAGATTCATTTATAAGAACAAGGATTATAGAACAGAACTTAACATACTTGAATCAACGTTTAGCATATTTCTTGGGCAAAGTAAAACTGCCACACACAGTGACTTTCCAGTCAGACCTGACCGTCCGTATCGAGGAACTAGGCAGAGAACTAGACTTTGACAATTTGAGTAGAGGTGAGAGAAACAGACTGATATTGAGTTTGAGTTGGGCATTCAGAGATGTGTGGGAAAGCCTTTATCAACAGATCAACTTGTTGTTCATAGACGAACTGGTAGACGCAGGCATGGACTTATCGGGTGTTGAGAGTTCGATGGCAGTACTCAAAGACATGAGTAGGACACAACAAAAAAATATTTTCCTCATTTCTCACAAAGATGAACTAGTGAGCAGGGTTAATTCTGTGCTAAAAGTGACCAAAGAAAATGGCTTCACGAACTACGCCAACGACGTTGAAATGGTAGTCTAATACTGTTCTAGAATTTTTGCAATACCAACATTTTTCCCATCTTTTTTCGCAACGTGTATGAAATTAGTCTTTTCTAATTCTAGTGAATCGCAAATCTCATTGTAATTGTTGATATGTGTTGTCCACGCATAGTCCACATGGATATTATCAAAAATATAATTTGCACAATTGATTACGTTTTGGTTTATCCAATTAGAATTGTAATTCCTTACTGTAATAGGATCCATTGTTTTTTGTTTGGAAAGTCTTATACCAAACTTGTTCCATTCAAACCCAGACTTGGTTATACTGAAAGCAATACTTTTAATACTAGGATGAGATAGGTCAATGCCGAAGTTTTTTGTTGCTGTGTACCATGCGGCATCTATGTGTATCTCTATATTTTTGTTCTCACATGTTTTTGTAAACTCATTCCAGTCGGGCCTTGTATTGCCAAAATTATAGTTAGGCAAGGACACCAGAACAATACTGTTAGGTTGCAACTGATCTACTGTTGTGCCTTTCATTCCAAAAAGAGAATAGTATGAATACTCATCGTTCAGCACCTGGTACGTTTTTTCTCTGGAAATAAAATTGTTGATGAAGTCCGTGCATCCGTAGGTGAGATCTATTTTGAAATTTTCAGTGTGCATAACGGAATTAAGTTTGCTGTCTAGAAACCATTCCCTTGCTTTGTTCTTTGTGTCTTCTACAGAAACTATTTTGTTGTTTACTGAATTGAACCAATCATTTTTTATTTGTGTGATTTTTTTATCCTTGAAATGGAACAGTTTGTCTGTCAGCAAATCTCTACGAATATCTTGCATAAAGACTTACCCTCCCGTCTTCCATTACTTCGTCTACACCGTGGACACTATGTTCGTTGTTGAGTAGTGCGTATCCTTTGTTTGTTTCGAACTTGAAGGTGTGAATTTTCTGTTTGTTTTTTCCATAGAGACTGGTCCCCACACTGTTGTTTGAAAGGTAAATTTGTAGATGTAATTTTATTGTTTCGTCGTCAACATGTGGTACCAAGGAATATCCTTTGTTGTCAATCCATACATCGAGAGACTTAAACTTGAGATCTATTCCAAACTTTTGTTTGAGAGCATTGGTAATTTTTGAATTCATGAAGAAGACTTTTAGTTTCTTGATATCAATGTCGTTGTCCTTTAGTTTTACACGGTTTGCACCTTTCTGCCTGTCTAATTTTTCAAAATTTTTATCATCATCGAACGATATTTGGTAATTATTTCCAAAAAACTTATTGTATTCTTGGTAAACTAACCCGTCTAAATTTACCAAAGGTGCATTTTCAATTGACAAAACCACATCTTGTGTGCTTAAATTAAACATATGTTAATTAATTATATCGTACGACAATAGAAGGAGAAAAAACATATGTCAAATGAAACACACGAATCGATCATGACAGAGATTCAAACTTACTCAGAAGAGAACGGTAAGTTCGTTGAGAAGGGTGTTAAGGCATCTGCGACTAGAGCCAGAAAAGCATTAGCAAACCTATCTAAATTGATCAAAGCAAGAAGAAAAGAAATTCAGGAAGTTAAGAACGCGGCGAAGACAGCGGCGTAGTCGATTTTTGGATTTTGCAAAACCCAAAAAACCCTCGGCATTCAGTGTCGGGGGTTTTTTATGACTTGAGGATTCCTTTGCCGTGAACTCGCACACGGATATGTCCGTTGTAGTAGTCGTTGCTTTCTAGTACTTTACGTGCAAACTGTTCACGTGCTTCCACGTAGGAAAGTTCCGCCTTGGACTTGCAGTAGAAAAGAATTTCCCTCGTGAATTTGTCTTTACCAAGTTTGTTCACATCTATTGTCAGATCATCACTAGATCCATAGTAGTCCTGCCAGTCCGAGTCAACTTTGTATCTACGCTTGTTTTTTCTGCCCTTGAGTGGAGGTCTGGATCTCTTGAATCTGGCCAGTTTCTTGCCTATGTACATCCTACCGTTGGTTGTATTTGTTATGAGATAAACAAATCCCACAACATCTTCCGGCATGTTGGTAATTTCATTTCCCTGGTATGTCCAATGCATAGCCATATTTAAAGCCAAAAAGATTGACCTACAAATAAAACTCATATAAACAAGTGTGATAGGCACACTATATCTTTTTAAATTTCAATCAGGCAAACATAGCATCGCAACCAGTGAGCAAGGAAATGCGGCTAACAAGCGACAGGTGAATCCTTAGATGCAAACAGCAAAAAATGATGAGGCTCCTAGAAAAAGACAGACCTCAGGTTTACCAAGAACCATTATACAGGGGTTTGGTAGATCCGCGTTGTAATGAATGAGCAAACGGGTACAGCACAACCGCCCGACGAGAGTAGCGATGTATAGTGACTGTGAACTCACCACAGAGTTAGAGTCGGTTCGGCTAGAAATAGCCGAATTGTGACTGCTCATCTACCACAGAGAACGCATACTGCGTTCAAGTTTTTTACAACTGCGTAAGTTAAAAAAAGAAACGAGCGTAAGCGAAGTTTCAGATGGCGTAAGCCGTCTCTGACAGCACCTTAAATATCACACAATGGAACTACTCTTCGACCACACGTTCGGCAAACAGGAACAGCAGGACCTTGTTGTGTGCAAACCCATGGCCATAGTGGACCATGACGAGGAACACGAGGCCATAGATCGAGGTTGGCTGGCGCTGGACCACCCCATAGACAAGCACACAGAAGTGTTCTACCAGTCGCGTAGCACACGCATAAACATGGACCTGTACAGGCCCAGATACAAGTCACACACCTACCAGGGTGAAGACATAGGCTACAAGGTGATAGACGCCTCCGAGATGGTTCGACTGTTGAGCCTGCCCTCTATCTACAAGCAGTACATGAAGCGGAAAAATTTTGGCGCGGACTACGACCCCTTCGCACACTACCATGCACGTGACCAGTTCATGGTGTTCTACCTGGGCACCGCTGACAACGTGGTGGGTTTCACCAAGCAGAAGCGATACAGGTACGCGGAGGATCATTACAGCACCATCGACACCTATGACTCACAGGACCTGGCGGGACTGGAGTCGGTCATACACGCCAACACCATACCCATATCGGACATAACCCTGGACCTGGAGATCGAGTGGGCCAGCAGTCACTACGTGAGGTACTTCTACATGGGTTCGGGGTACGAGAACAGTTCAGAGTACAAGGCCAACTACAAGGGGTTCGAGTGGTGGACGGGTGTGGAGTGGAGCACCAACAAGAAGCAGTACCGTAGGCTGTGTCGTAGGGATTCTAAACTTACTGATTTTTCTTCTCTCGGAAACCTTTCACTGATTCCAGATAACTCTTAGACCAATTTTTATAGTAAGGTCCCGTTTCCAACATCTTGGAGAATTTGTTCAACTTGCTGAGACTCTGTGCCAGGAAAAGTGTGTAGTGCCCATTGTTGAGTTTGACTTCCTTCACGTGTTCATGTATTTCGGGATGATCTTCCAGCACCACGATGTCACGCGGCATGAATCTCTCATTGAACCATTCCGCCATGCTGACCGTCTGCTGTGCGGTGAACTGCTTGGGATCTGCTATGATGCACAACACATCTTTCTCGTCGAAGTCGAAATTCCAGATCATGCCATATATGGTTCGCCAGTCCGCCATGGAATCCAGTTCAACGAACTCCACCTTTTTGTCCACGATGGCCTTCTGTGCGAACGGGCATGGCGGTAGGTCACCGAAAACCGGATTGGGTCGGGTCACGAACTTACTGATCCAGTTCGTCTGTGTCGGTGTCGGTGTCTGGTTTTTCTGTTGAGTCGTCATGTATGTCCTTGAGTTTATCCAATGCTTCTTCGAGCAGTTTCTCCTTGGTTTCTAGTTTTGCCTGCAGATCCGCTATCTTCTTGTTCTGTTCACCTATCTTGTGTCCAGTGGCCTGCACGTCTGACGTGGCGTGTTCCAATTTTATGGTCACCTGCTTGAGTCGTGACTCCTTGGCTTTTATTTTCGCCAACGCCTCGTCACGGTCTTGTGTGAGGTCTGTGATTTGATTTTTGAGTTCTTTGACTAGATCTCGTTCGGACATATGTAAGTGTTAATTATCTGCATAATTCAATACCATTATAGTATACTATATTTTAGAAGAAAGGCTGACCAGTTTTTTTGGTAGTTTCCATGTTTTCTTTTACCAATTGTGATACTATCTCACGTTCCTCACGTGAGAGATGCAGTGATTCCTGCCAGGTTATGCCGCCACGCATGAACCAACAAACTTTCATTAATTCCAATTTAAGATTTTTGATTTCACTGTCGAAGTCCTTGAGGTGCTTGACTATGTCAGAGTCCCCCATCGTCAGTAGGTTTATCCGAAAAAATTTGAGTTATCGAATGTGATCGGTAGTTCGAATGTTGCCGGCACGCCTTTCTTTATCTGCTCATCTGTGGCCTTGATCCTCAAAGGCTTCACTTGGGCCTGTAGCCTCAACTGTGTTAATTTTTCTTCAATCTCCTTGATCGTCTTTGTGTCTGCGTTGTTCACGAAATCTAAAATCTGTTTCTTGTCAGTGACCACTGTTCCATCGGGGGTCGTTATTTCCTGTATGCTGTCCAGCAACAACGAAAAGTTCACTGTGTTGATGGTTTCGAAGCTCTGTGCGAATGCAGTTTGTTTTTGCTCTTCGGTCAGTGTGCTGGCGTCTATGGTTCCAAATATTTTTTGCTGTTCGAATCTTGCTATCTGCACCTTGGTCAATGTTTTGTAGTCCAGGGGTTGAATTTTCACCTTGAAGCCCTTGGAGGTTGTTGTGAAATCCTCGATCGATATCTTGCCCAGATCTTCCAACACAGCAGGGAGATTCACTGCCTGACTCTGCTGTTCGTTCGTGATTGGCACCGTGTAATTGACCTCCATTGTCTCACCGTACGTGGCTATCCTTATTGCCAACAGTATCACATCCGTGTCGTAGTTGACCATTCTCCATGGGTCCAAAAGGTTCGGCACACAGCTCTTGATCACGTCCACGGTGGCCTGACCGTTGATCATAGAATCTGGCGTCTTGAAGGTCATCTCGTCCTTTGCCGTCATTGGCAGTATTGGTACCTCACCTGTCTCTGTTGGTGTGAAAACCTCTTTGGGATAGTATTTCCCACCACTGGGTAACCTGACGTAGATGGCCGGTTGCCTGTAGTACTTCTGTAATGGATTGGTATTTTCAGTCATTTTTTATTCTATAAATATACATTAATTGCATGTAAGTGTCAATATTTATGTGCGTATAAAAAGGTAAGAAATAAAACCATATGGCAAGAGAATTTGAGGAACAACTAGAAAAATTACAGAAGGAGTTCGCGGGTCTGGCCAAGACTCTCGGTAGTACCAGCAAGGCAATACTCAATAACGCCAAAGACTCCAAAAATTTCGCCGAGATACAGAAGTTGGCCACCAAATCCATGGATGACTACAAGAAGAGAATCAAGGAAGGTGAGGGCTATTTCCACGAGTTTGGTGACGCCATAGAGGCCGCCAAGAAAGACGTAAAAGGATTCAGCCTGAATCTCAAGGCCATACCATCCCCACTGGGCCTAGTGGTAAAAGCATTCAAGTTTGTAAAAGACACCGTAGTGGCTGTCGGTACAGCAATGATCAAGACAGCACTGGCACTTTCAGACGCCACGAAACAATTCAAAGGGCTAGAAGATATCATGAGCGTTGGGTTTGGCGAAATACCCTACGTGGGAAAGGTTTTAAACAGATTTTCTAGAGAGATCGACACCAACGTTGGTGCTTTCAGGACACTGGCTCAGACAGGAGCGTCTTTTGGTTCTTCCATAGTTGCGTTGCGTAAGGCACAGGAGGACACGAAGATGCCTCTGACCAAATTCATGAGTCTGATACAGGACAATTCCAGCACACTGGCCAAACTCTTTGGAACAGTGGACCGGGGCATACCACAGATCGTGCCTTTCATGGACAAACTCAGGGACGTGACCATGGACGAGTTCGCAAAATTCGGTCTCACACTTGACGAGACCTCGACCTTCCTGGGTACCTTCCTGGAATTAGAGAGGGCAAGAGGTAACACCACAAGGATGACACAGGACCAGTTGTTGATGGCCACAAGGTCATACACCAAGGACCTCGTGGTTCTGGGCAAACTGACAGGCCAGAGCGTGGAGGAACTTAACGAACAGAACATGGCCATGGCGGCTGATGGTGTGTTCCAGTCTCAGCTCACGAAGATGAGTGCCGAAGATGCCAAAACACTGTCTCTGGGTGTAGGTTCTCTAAATGGCCCAATGAAACAGTTGGCCAAGGAAGTAATAGGATTGGGAGGACCGATCAGTGACACCAGCCGGGATCTAGCGGCAATGTCCAACGGTGCTTTTGTGGATGCCATAAAACAGTTCGAACAAGACGGTGATCTAGTGGCATTCCAAAACGCGATCAAGACCACGTCCAAGAACGTCATGCAGAACAGCGAGGCCTTCGGTCAGGCGAGTTTGGCCGGTGGCAGGTTCGGTGAGGCGTTGAACGCCATAGCGGCTTCCGTCGGAGAGGCAGTCAGCCAGGCAGACATAGACAAGGAACTGAAAGCGGCCGGAGACAACATAGCAGAAATATTGAACATCACAACCGGTGAACTTGACAAGACCAAGGCGGCGCTGGAGACAACAGTGGTCAAGGGATTGACACCACTGGCTCTGGAAGGTCCAAAGGCGGCGGCGGGAGTCAAACGTTTGAGGGAGACCCTGGATAACTTCTCAGAGGAGGGCATGGAAAAGATCAACAATTTCGTGGAATCCATGGGCGAGTTCGTGATAGGTGGCAAGGACGCTGTCACTGACAAGGACGCAGAGGCTAAGAAGAAGAAAAAGAAAGGGAAACAGTATTCCAAATGGGCCGGCTCAGATTTTGGTTATGGTGGCATGACGGAAATAGGAGTATATGACCCCTATGGTATGAAGGCTTATGAGAAACATACACGACACCTACCAATGTACAACGGATCCGACGGATTCCAGGATTTCGGCAGTGGTACACCCGCAGTACTGCACGGAATGGAAGCGGTGGTGCCAAAGAATGATTTAGGACAAATATCTAAGGTCATATCTGAGGCAGTTGGCGTATCAAATGCTCCCACTGTGACCAACAACAATGTTGACATGTCAACACTGAATGCTAACACAGAAAAACTCATAGCCTCCAATGAAAGGGTGGCGAACCACTTAAATACGCTAATAACAATAGGTGCTATGACAGAAAAGAATACCAAAAACACAATAAAACAACTTGCAAACAGGACAGGAAGTCTAGTATAATAAAGTATGGCTTGGAAAAAATATTTTAAGGACGCTAATCTTTCTCCAATTTCAGGAGAGAAAGTGCCCAACTTCGCGAAGAGGAATTACAGTTCTTATCTACCCGATGTTTACACAGGACATCCTAACAGGATACAGAGATACTTCCAGTATGACCAGATGGATTCAGACTCTGAAATAAATGCGGCGCTGGACATCCTGGCAGAATTTTCAACACAGAAGAACACAGAGAACGAAACTCCATTTGATCTTGTGTTCAAAGATGAGACAACAGAACATGAAGTGAAACTTCTCAAGAAGGCTTTACAACAATGGACCAAGTCTAACAAGTTCAACAAAAGAATTTTCAGAATATTCAGGAACGCACTGAAGTACGGAGACTGTTTCTTCGTGAGAGATCCAGAAACAAACAAATGGCTTTACATTGACAACGCCAAAGTCGACAGGATCGTTGTAAACGAGTCCGAAGGAAAGAAACCTGAGCAGTATGTGATCAGAGACATCAATCCAAACCTACAGAGATTGTCTGCGACACAGATAACACCAAACCAAACATACGGTGGCGGTGGAACAACTGGCGGAGGTACGGCGGCATACGGTTCAAGTTATGCCAACGCAGGTGCCACAAATAATATGTCAGGCTTCGCAGGCGGAAACGCAGGTGGCAGATTCTACAAAACAATGAATGCGTACAACATAAACGCAGAACACGTTATTCATATGTCAATGTCAGATGGTTTAGACAACCTATTCCCATTTGGACAGTCAGTACTAGAACAAGTTTTCAAAGTCTACAAACAAAAAGAACTATTAGAAGATGCAATCATCATCTACAGGGTACAGAGAGCACCTGAAAGAAGAGTGTTCTACATTGACGTGGGTAACATGCCTACACACTTGGCGATGCAGTTCGTTGAGAGAGTTAAAAACGAAATAAACCAAAGAAGAATTCCAAGTGCATCAGGTGGAGCAAACTTCATAGACGCAACATACAACCCAATGTCAATAAACGAGGATTACTTCTTCCCACAGACAGCAGAAGGTAGAGGCTCTAAAGTTGACACACTACCGGGTGGTACTAACCTAGGTGAGATAGATGACTTGAGATTCTTCACAAACAAACTGTTCAGAGGTTTGAGGATTCCGAGTTCTTACTTGCCAACAGGGGCAGAGGACGGCGGACAACAGTACAATGACGGCAGAGTGGGTACTGCGTACATCCAAGAATTGAGATTCAACAAATATTGTGCAAGATTACAGTCAATGTTGGCTGAAACATTTGACAATGAATTCAAACTATGGATCAAGAACAAAGGTTACAACATAGACAACGGAATGTTTGAGTTGAAATTGAATCCACCACAGAACTTTGCACAATACAGACAGACAGAAATGGACCAAAGCAGAGTCAACACGTTCTCACAGGTGGCAGAACTGCCTTACATGAGTAAGAGATTCGCATTGAAGAGATATCTAGGTCTTACTGAAGAAGAATTGGCGAGAAATGCAGAACTATGGGCCGAAGAAAATAACGTGCCACAGAAGAAACAATCAAAATCAAATGAATTGAGAGGTGGTGGAGTCACACAATCAGGTATTTCGAGTGACCTAGACCAGTTTGAAGAACCAACAGCAGACACAGACGCACCGGAGCCGGGATCACCACAACCAGGACAGCCAGGACAGACACCGGGCGGACAGACACCAGGTGGCACAGGCGGCGGCGGACAGGTATAAGGGTTAAATACGTTTATGAAACTGAATGAATTCTTCACTTACGGCGCAGACGGCTTTGAACAGGACAAAACATACGAGCCTGAGAATGATATTTCAGTTCTAGATTCAGAAGACACAAGAAAAACAAGACTAACACTCAAACAAATCAACTCTATGAGGTTGGCATCAGAGGCACACGATGCTCAACAAAAGGAAGAAGCAGTATTTGTCCAAAAGATGTACGGACAACCTGCACAAGACGATAACTTAGAGTTATAATGTCATCAATAGCGTTCGTACTAGGTAACGGTGAATCACGTAAGGGCATCGAAATCAATGACCTCATGGAACGGGGTACGGTTTTTGCATGTAATGGTGTTTACAGAACACACAAACCACACTTCCTTGTGGCAGTTGATCCAAAGATGATTTTAGAAATAGCGGAAACTGACTATCCCGTACATAATAAAGTATGGAGCAATTTCAACAACCAATACAACAAAAACCAGAAAATACTCGATCATTTCAATTGGTTCCAACCTAGTCTGGGTTGGTCCAGTGGTCCAACAGCGTTAAAATTGGCCTGTGACCAAGGGTTCAAGGAGATCTACATACTGGGTTTCGATTATCAAGGTCATGCAGAAGGCAACAAAAACAACAGATTCCGTTTCAACAACGTGTTCAAGGACACAAGGAACTACAAGAAAAGCAATGATGAGGCCACGTTCTACGGCAACTGGATGAATCAGACCAAGCGTTGCCTACAAGATTACAAGGATGTCAAGTTCCATAGGGTGGTCCCCGCGGGATGGTTCACACCCAAGGATCTAACCTGGGCAGACAACATGAATCACACCTCAACTGAAGAATTTCTAACGAAATTCGAACTCCAGATTAAAAAATAACAAAAAGACGCCTTTTTACACCAATAATACCACCGTTTTTACGCCTTTGCAGTAAATACAAACACTTATAAGTACAAATCGACTATAAAACAAGGAGCACGTGTAAAATGTCAAACAATAAATTTGAGAGTTTATTAGAATTACTAATAAATGAAGAAAACGATAAAGCAGAGGCTTTATTCCACGAGATCGTAGTAGAAAAGTCAAGAGACATCTACGAGAACCTAGCAGACGAAGAAGTAACTGCTGAGGCAAAAGAAGAATCAAAAGAAGACGCTAAAGAAGAAGTTAAAGAAACTGAAGCATCTGAAGAGGAAAAAGTAGAAGAAACTACTGAAGAATCTAAAGACAAAGCAGTTGACGAGGCTTCTGAAGAGTCTAAAGACGAGCAAGTAGACGAAGTTGTTGAAATCGAAGACGAAGCAACTGAATCAGAAACTACTGAAGAAGAATCAATTGAAGAAGTAGGCGGCGACGCAACTGACGAATTGGTCAAAGACATCTCAGCAGAAGAAGAAGGCGAAATGGATGCAGACAAAGGCGAAGAAATGCCAGCAGACATGGACGCTGAAAAAGATGCTGAAGGTGATGTTGAAGACAGAGTAGTTGACTTAGAAGACGCTTTAGATGAATTAAAAGCAGAATTTGAAGCAATGATGGGCAAAAAAGACGGTGAAGAAGAGAAAGAAGAAGAATCTTTAGCACCAGAAGTTGCACCAGAGTTAACTCCAGAGATGGAAAGCAAAGAAGCACCAGCCAAAGAAACTGTAAAAGAATACAAAAACATGGCTAAAGCGGACACTGCCGACCATGCTGATAACAAGAAATCACCAGTAGCAGACGCAGGCACTAAAATGGGCCAAGGTGGTTCTAACATCGCTAAAGGCGGAGCAGAAGAAAAAGGAAGACCGGCTCCAACAGCGAAAAGCATGAACCAAACTACTGAGCCAAAGATGAAGGAAGTTAAACCTTCAACTGCGGATGGTTCTGATAAATCAGCAAAATCACCAGTTGCTTCTAAGTAATTGTTGATTTAACAGGGAGATCGTCGGATGGCATCACTATACCTAAGAGAGAATCTAACATTTGATCAGGCCAGAGTGCAGATCTTACACGAGGGAAAAGACGGTAAGGATTTGTACATGAAGGGTATCTGTATTCAAGGTGGGATCAAGAACGCTAATCAGAGAGTTTACCCAGTGTCAGAAATCGCGAAAGCGACTAAAACACTGAACGATCAGATCAGTTCTGGATACTCTGTGTTAGGTGAAGTGGATCACCCAGATGATTTAAAGATTAATTTGGACCGTGTGTCTCACATGATCACAGAAATGTGGATGGACGGACCAAATGGATACGGTAAGATGAAAATCCTACCGACACCGATGGGCAAACTTGTCGAAACTATGTTGCAATCGGGTGTGAAACTAGGCGTTTCAAGTAGAGGTTCTGGAAACATGAACGAATACGGAAGCGGCGAAGTTTCAGACTTCGAGATCATCACAGTCGATGTTGTTGCCCAACCTTCGGCACCAGGTGCTTACCCAACGCCAATTTACGAACACCTAATGAATACAAAGGGTGGTAACATGGCAAAAGGGTTGGCGGCTGAAGTTAGAAATGACCCAAAAGCACAAAAGTTCCTCAAGGAGGCACTAACCAACATAATAAAGGACCTAAAATAACATGATAGACGCAATATCAAAACTAGTAGAGTCAGGAGCAATCTCAGAAGATGTGCAAAAAGGCATCCAAGAGGCTTGGGATTCGAAGATTAAAGAAAACAAAGAAGTTGTAGGCGCTGAGTTAAGAGAAGAGTTTGCTAAAAGATACGAACACGACAAGGCAAACATGATCGAGGCTATCGACAAAATGATGAACGAGAAGTTATCTGAAGAGATCACGAAGTTCGTTGAAGACAGAAAAGCACTTGCACAGGAAAAAATCGCTTACAAAGAAAACGTAGGCAAACATTCTGCTAAATTAGAAAGTTTTATCCTTTCTAAATTGAATGAAGAGTTAAAAGAACTACACGGCGACAGAAAAGGTGTTCATGAAAACTTTAAGAAAATGGAAGAGTTCGTAGTAAACGCTCTTGCAAAAGAAATTAAAGAGTTCCATGAAGACAAAAAAGGCGTTGTGGAAACGAAAGTCAAACTAGTAGCCGAAGCCAAAAAACAAATGGCTAAGATGAAAGAGGCTTTCATAACAAGATCTGCTAAAGTTGTAGAATCTGCTGTAAACAAAAAACTTGCTGAAGAGCTAAAAGGCTTGAAGGAAGACATCACAGCGGCTAGAGAAGTCAACTTTGGTAAGAAAATATTCGAAGCGTTTGCATCGGAGTACCAGAATTCTTACTTAAATGAGAAATCTGAGTCTGCGAAGTTAATGAGAGTTGTGGATGAAACTACACTTAAATTAAAAGACGCTGAGAAGGCCGTCGAAGAGAAACAAGCGGTGATTGAGTCGAAGGAAGCCGAGTCCAAAAGACAGGCAGACTTGATGGAACGCAAGGAAAAGATGGCTGAGATGCTCAAACCATTGGGCAAAGAAAAGAGTGAAGTAATGGGTCAGTTGTTAGAATCAGTTCAAACAGCGAAACTTCAGGCTTCATTCGACAAGTATCTACCACACGTGATGGCTGATAAACCAGTTGAGACAGGAAAACAAGTTATTTCTGAATCAAAAGGTGACAGAGCACAAAGGGAAGATGCTGATATAACAAATATCCGTAAGTTAGCGGGTATATAACAACTAAACAAAGGAAAAGATACAAATGTCAGATATATTTGAATCAAAATGGGCAGAAACTAAAACTGCTCTAACTGAAGGTTTAGCAGGTAACAAGAAGAAGACTATGGACGTAGTGTTAGAAAACACTAAAAGATACTTGTCTGAGGCTTCTACTGCTGGTGCAACAAGTGCCGGTAACGTTGCTACGTTAAACAGGGTTATCCTACCAGTAATCAGAAGGGTTATGCCGACTGTTATTGCGAACGAGATCGTTGGTGTACAACCGATGACTGGTCCTGTAGGTCAAATCCACACACTAAGAATAAGATATGCGGACACAGTAGCCAACAACGCAACGGCTGGTGAAGAAGCATTATCTCCATTCAAGATTGCTAGAGCTTACTCAGGTAACCAAGCAGACGACACTACAGAAGGAAACGCAAAAGGTTCTTCTACAGCGGCGTTAGAGGGTACACCAGGTAAGAGATTATCTATCCAAATCTTAAAACAAGCGGTTGAGGCTAAATCAAGAAAACTATCAGCAAGATGGACTTTTGAAGCGGCTCAAGATGCACAAGCACAACAAGGTATCGATGTAGAAGCAGAAATCATGGCGGCATTAGCTCAAGAGATTACTGCTGAGATCGACCAAGAAGTAATTGGATCATTAAGAACATTGGCAGGAACTGCTTCTGAGACTTTTGACCAAGCGGCTGTATCAGGTACTGCAACATTCGTTGGTGATGAACACGCGGCTTTGGCTGTGTTAATCAACAGAGTTGCTAACCAAATCGCGGCAAGAACTAGAAGAGGCGCTGGAAACTACGCAGTAGTATCTCCAACTGCTTTAACTATTCTTCAATCAGCAACAACTTCAGCGTTCGCAAGATCGACTGAAGGTACATTTGAAGCACCAACAAATACTAAATTCGTTGGAACTTTAAACGGTGCGATGAGAGTATACGTTGACGCTTACGCGGCAGACGGTACAGACGTACTAGTTGGCTACAAAGGTGCAAGTGAGGCAGACGCTCCAGCGTTCTATTGTCCTTACATTCCTTTAATGTCTTCAGGCGTTGTTCTTGATCCATCAACTTTCGAACCGGTAGTAGGTTTCTTAACAAGATATGGTTATGTAGAGTTAACAAACACTGCATCATCTCTTGGTAACGCGGCTGACTACGTTGGAAAAGTTGCTGTAACTTCAGGAAACTTAAAATTCAAGTAAGCCAAGGCTTATTTTATTTTCAAGAAAGGGCGGCTTCGGTCGCCCTTTTTTTGTGACTTAATTTTCATTAACCGCTGTTATTAAAAATTATTTCGGTGTCCATACCATCCGCAGACCAAATGTTGTAGTTTTACTTCCGTTACAGACTTCTAAATAATTCAGAGTTTCGAAAGAAATTCTAAATCAAAGGGAGGTCCAATTATGGATATCATGATGAAAGTAAAAGGATGGGCGAAATCTATTGCCGACGTAGGAGTAAGTTTAATTGCGTTGGGGATTGTTTTAGAAATCCTTTTCAATGGTCAGGGTATTCCGTTCTGGCCAAATGTTTCAGTAATCGGAAACATCCAGGGCGTACTGAAAGGCTTTTCTGATCAAGGTTTGATCGGATTGGTCGCAGTTTGGATTTTATATCATATCTACAACAGAAAATAATATAAAAATCTAGAAATACGTTAACCTCAGAGTGGTGTGAGCCATTTAATCTTGCACCACTCTTTTATTAAATAGTGCTAAGGAGATAATCATGAAACACTTAAAAGACAAAAAACTTTGGATAGGTGCGGCAGTAGTCGTGATCATATTCGCGTGGATGCTTTGGTCAGGTCAACCTGCACCAGAAGTTCAAGGTTAATCACTTAAAGGTCGAC